CATCAGGGGTACAAGTAATCAAATTAACGGTCATAAGGGTTTGTCGTAATTACTAAATCCTTGCTTAGTACGTCGATACCATAGTTCGACATCTCTAGACTTGTTCTCCGACTTCAATTTCATCTGGAGATATTCTATCTCCTCATCCTTATAAAGCCAAGGTTTGTCAAGTGCTTCTTTAATCTGCTTCCGTAGTTTCATTTTGCGATGCTGTATGGTCTGCTAATGCGTCAAATATTTCGTCTGCTAGATCATCTAGATCTTCTGTTTCTGACTTAAATTTGAACATGTCATTTTTTCTCTTCAACAACACCTCTACTTGATCCGAGATATCGTTTTTTGTTGAAGAGTTTTGAGGAAACTGTTCCATCTGTATACTTAATAGTTTGTAGACTACCCTTTCCTAGGGAATCATAATAACAATCGAAGATATTAGTCATAAGACCAATAACGATGTCATAATGGACTACTCCATTCTCCATATAGGAGACTATGTAAGAATTACGAGGTAATTTCTTATTTCTAGCAAGTTCTTCCTTACAATTTGCCTCTAGAAGGATTACACCATATTGGCTCTCCTTCTCAGGGACAGAATCATTGGATTCCCATACGGTCATCCCCTGTTACCCCATTCAATTTTAGGGAATGCGGATTCAACGACTTGCTTAGTTATCCTATATTTGGATTGTAGATCCTTACGTGTACATAAGATAAACATCTCTGCTTCATCTTGATGTAGACCCTCTAACAGGGATATGAAGGTTTGTTCACGCTTCACTCCAGATAGACTGGTATCACCACCCTTAAAGAATAGGTAGAACTTTCTGAACTCGTGGTCTAAGCGAGAGTGCTCAGTCCCTACAGGTACATCGTTCTTCTTGTATGGAATCTCACCATCAGTGGGAAGTAAGAACTCTAGTGATTCATCAAAGTTGATGATCAGACAAGCTCTCAACCCATCGTTATTGTATTGTTGCAGCAGCTTAATTTTCTCTGCCTTTGTTTTTGCCGATGATACCTGTTGGAATATTTCTGTCAACAGGGCATCGTTTGGTAATTTTTTAGCCATAGTTTAAGTTACCCTCAAATCAGTATACTACTAATCGTCCTCCTCGTCAAGTATGTCTTCTGGATCCATGAATCGAACTGCTAAAAGTTCCTCATTCACGTATGCTCCATTGCCATCCAAGAACTCTGGATGAAGATTGTTGAGTTGACGCTTGTATGTATTTACATCAACTGCTCCCTTATATATCCAACCTATCACACCACCTATCATCAAAAACAATATGCTTAATGCCCCTGCGAAGAAAAGAATTACGTTAGTTTCCATGGTCATGCTCCACGAGTTATGTCTAGTTTTAATCTTAAACGTACTCTCCATAATATTAAAGGTAAAGTTACGTCTAAGTCGATATTTGACTTGGGTATTTCCCTCCTTGAACGTGGGAGCATAAGCTCTATGCCTTTATTTATTGACTGTTTTTTTGCGTCTCCCTGGTCTTTTGTCGTGTTCGTACTGCTCTGCATCTGCTATAAGTCCCTTTAAATAACGTGATATTTTTCTTGCTTCTGGTTTATGCAAAAAGCAGTAACCCTCCCTTATTTGTTTGTGATCTTGGTCGTTTCCTCCCTTGATAAATTCATCTAAATCGTCAATTGTCTTTCTAATACTTACAACCGTTGAACTCTCTAAGAATTCAGTAGCGTCTTTACGCTTAGCCTTAATGTTGGTTAGGTAGTCATATACTTTGAAGAAAAACTTCTTTTCAGTTATAGCAACATCCATAGCACGTTCGGCCAATAGATATAACTCTTCCATTTTTATACGAAATTGTGTGAACGAAGGTATTTAACAGTTTCGGTACATCCACCGAGTTTTTTACCGTTAACAGTTACTTGAGGAAACGTGGATTTCGATCCAAATTCCTCATAGAAGGCTTTGTGATTAAAGTCCTTCCCAAGATCATACACCACAAAGTTCAGATTGGCAAGCTCTAGTACTTGCTTGACCTTGGAGCAGAATGGGCAACCATCCTTAGAATATACTGTGAAGTTCATTTAAAGTTCGGGGTATCGTAGTTAAACCAACCTGTTGCTATGTATTTTTCGTGTGTTTCTGATATCTGACCTTTATGAACATGTGTAAATCCTGCGGGCCATAGAGATAACCTACCACACTTTGCCTCCATTGTAAAATCCTGATCCATGAACATTGTCCCGCCACCAGGACAATCGTTCAAATTAACCATCCATGCCAAGACTCTAGTAGTCTGTAGATTGGGATAATTCGCAAAATTTGTGGTTTCATGGTGCCAGAGTTTGAATCCACCACCAGGGTCATATTTTTGAATATTAAACGAATCGTGGAGTGAGAAACGATCTGTATGGGTCATACAGGTATGTTCGGACTCATATCTCTTAAATGCTTGTTCTAGGGCACCATAAAGGATCCTATGGGTCAATAAAGACTCAGTAAACCTTGTGTATACGTCCGTAGAGTCCTTTAAATCTGGATCTACAAACCCATACCCTATTTGACCTTTTTCCTTATCTGGATGCCTTTCATAATATTGTCGAATTACATTACACTCATCGGGAGTGATAATGTCATCATATATTCCAATAAAATTCATTAATCATCATATATTAGACATTCTGGTTCGTCTGGATGCATCTCACAGAACAATTCAATAGCATTAGGATCGTGATGATCTCCTGCTACTATCTCGTCATGATGATTATGCTCGTACACTTCCAATTCATGTAATTCTTCCTTTATATGCCTACGGGCAGCAGCACTGGTTGTTGGATCATCTAAGATCTCATGATCATGCTTAATATGCTCTTCTATAGTTGTCATAAGAATAACGCTTACTTACGAAATATTTAGCTCAACCCTATAGGGAAAAAATACCCGAAGTTTTTTTTCCCGAATATTTGGAACCAAAAAGTCAATTTACCTGACAAAAGAGCATTTGTCAAGCTAAATAAAAGTTTACTGTAAGGGAAGGACTCGAACCTCCAAGACACCCGCAAAGGAATCGGCTGTTAAACGGACAGCTGTGTTTACCATTTCACCACCTTACATTGAAGCCCTATGAAAGGGCTGAAATTAGACGAGTAATACCGATTCCTCCTCCACTTCTGGGGAAGAAATCAAAGTCTAAGAACTCTTCGAGTTCTTTTTCCACCCTTTCCTTACCGAATTTACGATAGAGAAGAGCAGCATATCCACCTTCAGAGATACTATGGAAGGTGTCTCTCATCTGATCCTTGTCAGTGCTCCTCTCAGCACTGCCTATGGTCTCCATACCACCTAGGATGACATCTATCTTCCTACTGGTACCATCATCATTCCTAGACATATTCCAGAAAGGAGAAGTCCACTCAGGGAAGTCTGTAATCATACCTCTACGGATGGCAGACTCATGTCCATGATCAAGTTCTTTCACCTTATACTTGTCACCCCACTCAGCATAGGTCTTGATGTTAGATTCATCTAATGGTATACCTAACCACCGACACAATTCAATCTCCATCTCTTGTAGTTCTCCAACACCACCCTTCATCTCGAACTCGAACATGGGGAAGATGGTCTCGTGTCTACCTGCTACTGGATTAGGCTCTGCCCTGTATGAAGTTGAGACACAAAAAAATCCTTCCTTAGAAGGATCGGATAGTAATTCATGTTCTAACCACATCTGACCTGTTTGTGGTAGTGGCCAAACATTACCACCGTAATTATAGGTTGCTACTGTTTCTGGATCTTCACAGGCAGCGAGGATGCTTAACCTATTCTGGGTATGAACCTCAAGAAAATTTTTAGACAAAAAAAATGACCTCAATTCGGTCACAGCGTCGTTATACTTCTTTGGGTCTATTAATGATGTCATTATCTAATGCCAAACTGATTTATTTATACAAAAAAAGACCCCAATAAGGGGTCTTTTCATTATGGTTATATTAACCAATTGCAGGTGCTAACAAAGCAACCTCTGAGACTTCAGCAGATGCTAAGTCAAGTGGGAAGTTGTGAGCATTACGCTCGTGCATAACTTCCATTCCTAGGTTCGCTCTGTTAAGAACGTCTGCCCATGTAGGAACAACTTTACCGCCAGCAGATACAATCGACTGGTTGAAGTTAAACCCATTCAAGTTGAAGGCCATGGTGCATATACCCATAGAGGTAAGCCATATGCAAACAACAGGAAAAGTAGCAAGAAAGAAATGAAGGCTACGAGAGTTATTAAAAGAGGCATACTGGAAGATGAGTCGTCCAAAGTACCCGTGGGCGGCGACGATGTTGTATGTCTCTTCCTCTTGTCCGAACTTGTATCCATAATTTTGAGATTCATTTTCAGTAGTCTCTCTTATTAGAGAAGATGTAACGAGTGAACCATGCATGGCAGCAAACAATGCACCACCAAACATACCTGCGACACCTGCCATATGGAAGGGGTGCATCAATATATTGTGCTCTGCTTGGAATACGAACATAAAGTTGAACGTACCTGATATACCTAAAGGCATACCATCAGAGAAAGATCCTTGTCCGAAAGGATAAACGAGGAATACTGCGAAAGCAGCAGATACTGGAGCTGAGTATGCTACACAGATCCAAGGTCTCATACCTAAACGGTATGATAACTCCCACTGTCTACCCATATAGGCAGAGATTCCAATAAGGAAGTGGAAGATGACCAATTGGTATGGACCTCCATTATACAACCACTCATCTAGTGTGGCAGCTTCCCATATAGGGTAGAAGTGTAAACCAATAGCGTTACTTGATGGAACAACAGCACCAGAGATGATGTTATTACCGAACATTAAAGAACCAGCAACAGGTTCTCTGATTCCGTCAATATCGACGGGTGGAGCAGCAATGAAGGCTACGATGAAACAAGTAGTAGCAGCTAGAAGACATGGAACCATTAAGACTCCGAACCATCCAACGTAGATACGATTGTTAGTGGAAGTTACCCACTCACAAAACTCGTCCCATCCACCTAGCAATGATGCGTCTCTCTTTTGAAGAGTTGTCATTGAGTTAATAGGGCGTTTATTTTACTTGTATGATAAGACATTATAACCCCATGGTCTTGGTTTGGGGGAGTATGGGGTGGAGTATTCCTGTTAGGGACCACTGAATAGGGGGAACAAGTCCTTGCCACCCTCGCTATTTATTATAACACGCCCAGTGACCCAGCTGTCAAGCCGATAGACACAAAGAATCCAAATTCAATTAACTCTCTATAAGGGTTGTAGAATAGATCGATCATGATGGTACTGGTACTGGCATTGGTTCTGATACACGGACTCGTGTGCCACCACCAGGAGAATCATCATCATCATCTCCATCCATAGCACGTAGAAATAATTCTAGTAGCACTACCACCGCAAAGGGGTAGAAAGGCCATAGGAGTGCTATTGAGGGTGAGATTGAGTCGGTAGCGGCTGAAAGTTCGCCCATGTTAAGGATCCAGGATATTTTGTTAAGGATAAGTATTTATACTCTAGAACACACCTGGAATGATTTGTCCTGTTACTGCGTACGTACCTAGTGCTGCTACTATTCCGATCATAGCCCAACGTCCGTTCTGAAGCTCTGCATTTTCGTTCATAGTCTTGTCCTGTTGAATGAGTTGTATAGGAGGCTCCTTAGCAAACATGTTTTGTCTGCCGCCGTCTTCGGTTATGGTAGTCATATGTTTGTAAAGAAACGTAACAATATTATATAGTACCTTAATTTCCTTGTCAAGTCCTATAGGTGTGGACTCCCGAACGTCCATAAGTGCTACCTATAGTGGGTATAAGCACTCATGATCAATCACCTATTTTGATGGCTACAAATCGCATACATA